TGATATTTCCAGCAGCTGTCTAGGACAGCATAGGTTGATGTCTTGTTAAGATTGGTTAAGCGATCGTTGATTACTGCGGCTGCTGTATTAACAGTTGGTGCACTTGGGCTAGTGAACACCATGCAATCGCGGCGAGCTTCTGCTACATTGTCAATTACATAACCACTGGTGCTGAGGTTAGCAGTACTAACACCAACAACTGGAATCAGGGAAACGTCGAACAATTCAGCATTGGCCAATTTCAAGTATTCAACCTGCATCAGTGCATCGGTTGGTGTACCATCTAAACCACCGCTCATGCTGCGTGACTGAACCTGGCTCATTAAATTAAAGCCTGTGCCATCGGTTGGTACTGCGCTTTCCCAGGTTACTGTTTGAGCAGCCGAAGATATGGTCAATGCAGTCTTGCTGCCATACCAGATCCAGGCACTATTAGTATTCACATAGGTTCTATAATACAAGCTAGTACCATCGCTGGCCTTGGCATCGGTTGCCTTGCTCAGACCCTGGAAGTTTTCTATAATTGTACCAGCTGTACCAGTAATAGCACCGTCTTCGTCGGCAACAACAACGTGTATTTCATCATAGATGATGGCGCCGCTGGTTGTGTTGGCTTTGCTGACGGCAAACAAGCTGTTGGTTGGACGGCTTTCTACATTCTGCCAGAATTCCCACAACATGGTTGTCGATGTTGTATCAACTGAAGTGATGGCATTGTTGGTAAATGCTACTGTGGTTGCACCTGAGGCTGCATCAGCAATCAACTGGAAACGATATGGCGATGTTCCAGATGTAACTTCTAACCAGCTACCTCTGGGTGCTGGACGAGTCAGTGCCGATACAACTGCACCTGTGGTGTAGATTGTGCTGGTCGAACTAAGCTGTACTGTGAACTGATAGCTGTTGAAATCACAGACGCTGATCTTTAAACTGTTACCAAGAGTACCTGGATAGCGAGCAACATACTCGGTACCAGTTAGTGTTGGTGGGGTATAGCCATTGTCACCTTCGTAGTTGTCGGTGTTGGCAATCTGTACTGCAGAGCCCAGCGCCACAGAGTTTACTGCGGTTGCGCTGACGATGCGATTAATCTGTAGGTTGTTACCATAGCTCAGGAAGTTTGCAGCAGTGAACCAGTATTTGAAGTTGTTGTCATCTGGCTTACCGAATGTGTTGTACAGTGTTTTCTCTGAGTCAATAGTAACGAATTCCTTGGCTGGACCCCAATTGAAGTGACCTACGAAGGCACCTGCAGTTGTGGCAACCTGAGGAATAAACAGGCTAACGTCGCGCTCTTGAACTAGTACGTTAGGCGAAACTTGAAAAGGCATGGTATTCTCCTTGTATTAAACCATTCAATGCGTTTGAACCAATTTTCAATGATCCATTTATTTATAAAAAGCCCGATTTAGAGCCAGTTTGCATTGGGTTTTTGAACAGTCCAGATGGCTCCATCCTCGATATACTGTTCGGGTTTATCTAAATCACGCCCATCGTCGATGAATCCAAAGGGCGTTAACTCGTCTTCAATCTGTTTAATCTGATTTTCATACAGTGATTCGCGAATATTCAGATTGGTTAGGTCGCGAAAATATGGATGTGTGGTTAACCATCCAAATAAAACTAGAGTCATCACCAGGTCGTCATGATAACCTTCGTCGGCTGCATAGCTGTCCTTGGACTCTACAAAGGTTGAGAACTCACTGATTACATCCTGATCCCAGACCAGCAATCTTTGTGCTTCCACCAGAGTTTTAAGCTGGCTACAGCCTATGCGTTTTACCTTCTTGTCAGTGCGCACACCACACTGCACAGTACGTCCACCGAATCCGCCGCTCACAACCTGACCCTTGGTACCATCGCGATTGATCCAGAGCATGTTTTCATACTCTAGTTCGTGGTACAGAATGTCGGCAATCTGCTGTCCATTGTCGTTGATCTCTACCAGTATGTGTGCATTGTTGTAGTTGCGAGCCACGGTATGAACAATGGTGGGATAGAGCATGGGCGTGACACGATTGTCACGATACTTGGCCACCAGTTTATAGGGAGCAGTGGTTATGTCAATGACTGCAAATGCACTGTAATCGCCGCCAACACCCCGACTGGTATCGACAACCACAACATAGGCATTGTCAGGTTTAAGTAGTTTGCCATCTTCAGCCCGCTCTCCGCGTACAGGCTCTTCATAGACGTCGAGCTTGTCGTGAGTATAGATTGGCCGCTTGGCACTCATCTTGCTCAGAGTGTCAGCATCCAGCAAAGTATAACTGGAACCCAGGAAGTTGCAGAGCACCTCCTGAGTAAATTTAACTGGGCCCAGGATGGCCTTCTGTGCTTCGGCCCATTTCTCATCACGTCCTGGTATGGCAGTATAGGGTATGAACAGATTGACAAAATCGGTGCGCCCTTGTTCGGCATCGTTCCAGAACTTCCAGAAGTGATTGTAGCCCAGGGGAGTCGAGCTCATCAGCACCTTGGTGGTTTCACCGGCCATGATGGTTGGATAGGTGGCTGTGAAGAACTCTTCGGCTATGTTGTTGGGTATGATTGCAGCTTCGTCGATGTATAACCAGTTCACGGACTTACCACGAATACCTGACGCTGCGGTAGCTGCAGTAAATACCTTGCTTCCGTTCTCTAGTTCAATGCTGCCCTTGTTCCATTCTTTGACACCCTGCTGAAGCCAGATGGGCAGATTCTCATACATGGCCTGATATCGGCTCATGACCTCTCGAGCCGCTGCTGCCTTGTTGGCTAGTATGGCTACTGTCTTGCTTTCGTTGAATAAGGTGTACCAGAGGATGCAGGCTGCCGAGGTAATGGTCTTGCCCTGCTGACGACCTTCCATTAAAATAACCTTGCGATTATTTAAAATGACATTGACTTTATTTTTCTGACACTCGTAGAGTTTGAAGGGAACTAAACCACGATCCAGGCTGACAATCTTGCAGTAGCTTTCTATGAAGTAGATGGGATCATCGATGCATTTACCAATCTCTTCGATGTGCCAGGGTTCGAAGTCAAAGGCATAACCAATCTGCTTGAGCTGATTGTTGCCGTTGTAACTAGGTCGATTTTTGCGGAGCTGCATCTATCACGGTCTCATTTTTATTGCGCAGAGCTTTTAACAGGTCATTGGTTGATCCAGCAAACACTATGTTGTTCTGCGTACCAATCTGCTGCTGTTTGACTTCTTCGGGAGTCTGCAGATCCCGCTTGGCCTTCTGTAGAGCTAAAAGATCCTTGGCAGTCTCGGCCACTGTCTTGATAAGCTGACCAGTAACTTCAAAGGCTCGGGGATGATCGCTCTGACGTGCAACATCGATCATGCCGTCCAGAGCATTCTCACCTTTGACCAGCAGACGTTTTAAAGTTTCACGTGCCTGATCAAAATCGTCGTCCACAACAACATTGCCAGTAGGCTGCACAACAGGCAGAGCAGTCTGGTTGGTGTTGAACTGCTGATCTAAGGCAGCAAATGAGTTCTTATCTTGCAAGTGTGAATCCTTTGGTGTTCCAGCCTAAGAACGCTGGTACAGTAATTCCATTGTTACCAGTAGCAAACTGTATGGTTGCAAATCTAAGCAATGTGCCTGCACTGGTTGTCCAGATTAAAGTTGCACCAACCTGTGTATCTGTCATCATAGCAGGATCTGGGCTAACAGCTACTGCTCGTGTTTCTATGCTAGTAACCATCAACGATGTTGGTCTAATAAAGGTTATAGGTGCTGGTATCTGACCAGTTGTATTATAGTAATTGGTTGCACTAGTTACCCAGGGATCGCCAAAGAATGCCACGGTGCAAAGTCCAGTAGCAGGCTGAGTAATGATTTCAAAGTCTGCAGTAACGCCTGGTAGGGGCGGTAGATATCTAACCAATACACTGCTAAACTGGCTGGCTGTGGCTGTGGTTGCTGCTGAACTACCAAACAATCCAGTGGCCCATCCAGCTGCTGGCAATGTCGTCAAAGTATTGACCTGACCTACTGCATTGCTGGTTGTAGTCAAACTGCTGTTATAACCAGCACTCATGCCTTGTTGCTGCAGATATTCTACTTTGATAGAATTTTCATCTATTCTTCTTGTAATAAATGGCTGTGGAATAATACTGCCCGCAACTGCACTGGTACGGAAAGCACCAATACGTCGAATTAAACTTAGTTGAGCTGTAATAGCTCCTAGTTTAACTGCGGCATTGGCATAGTCTCTGCTGTTAGTAATCATAAAATCAGCTGCGCCAGTAGTAGTATTACCTATAAGGTAAATATAATACCAGGTATCACCGACTATGGTATCAATGCTGGCCTGTGTATTTGACGGTGACCAGGTTGCAGTATTATTCCAGGCACGCTGAAATTTAGCTGTCAATGTAACCATGGCAATTGTACTGGTCTGACTAATAACAGTGGCGCCAGAAACGCTAAAACTATAGTGTGCGGCTGCACCAGGTTCTACTTGAATTGTGCCATTGCTCTGATATGAATACAACAAGCCTTGGCAAAAATTATTGAAAGTATACGGATTTAGTTGCAGAGTTTGATTGGAACTAATAAAACCACCACCAGTCAACCCAGCTATACCAGTAATAGTTACTGAACTGTTGGCATAACCACGACGTAGAATTGCATTTTGAACAAATCCAGAATTGACGATTGCGTTGCTGCTATCACTAGGTGTAATATAGCCGCTGGTCAATGGCGTGTCATAGAGTATGACGCCCGAACTACCAGTACTA